ATCTAGTATATGACGAGTTGCTGTATTTGAACTTGAAGCTAGTTGTTCCTGTACACCTACAGCCATTTTTGGGTGTGGTGCAGAAGCATCTGTTCCTTGTGCCATACCTATAGCATCTCTTAATAAATTAAGATAGTGATTATAAGCACTTATTAACCTATCTAAACCATCTACTATACCATTTTTAAGCTCTCTTATTGGTTCTTTACCATAGTTATATTCTCCGGAATAATCCTTAGAAGTACCTAATACGTTACCTGTTTCATCATAAATCTTAATAACCTCTAGTGGTGTTAAGAAACTACCATCCCCTAATGCTATCTCAGATAAACCATCAACATCTATAAACACACCATTAGGTCTAGCCTTAGCTATAAGCTGTTGAATCTTAATGTGTATCTGTTGCATTTGGTCTACGTAAGGTATGATGTTACCAACTAAACTCTTAGTTCTATTTTGATATAAATCAGGTGCATAGAATAAGTAGTTAGGTAATGTTTTATTTAGGTTACCTTTAGGTCTAATCATATTCTCACATAACTTGTAGTTGAATATATACTCAGTACCTAAAATTAATACTCCTTCGTACCACACATCAATAACCTTCTTAGCTACATCATAGCCCTCATACCCACCATTAGGTTTTGTAAATGTACTTTCTTTCTTAGTCATTTTAAAGCCACCATTAGCTTGATATTTTTTCTTATAAGATAATGTCTTAGTAGATTTAAATGTAAAATTAAGTATATCTACCATTACACCACCTAAGTTATCTTCTTTGTAGCTAGTTGTATTACCTGTGTTATGGTACTTATTCCACTCAGAAGTGCCTTTTACAATATCTAGAAGTTGCTCATCAGTGAATTTTCCATTAGATATCCTCTTTAGCTCATTTACTGTTATTCTTTCTGCCTCTCCGTAGTAGTGTACATCCTTAAAGTTTCTATGTTTAGGAAATGAATAAACACAATCTGCAGGGTCTACCCAATTCACAATTATACCTTTTGTAGGGTCTGTCTTATGTTTTATACCACCGATACCTAAAGTAGCTATATCCTCTATAACTCTAGCTTGTGTCTCATCATAATCATTTAAATCTAAAGTAAACTTAAGGGCTTCCTCTGCTGCAATTTCTATAGCAGGTTTGTACTTAAGCTTCATAAATAAATCTAATTCCTCTTCATTATCAGGTATGCTATCCTCTAAACCATCAGGCACTACGTTTACTCCTAATTCTCTTTCTGCAGCTTTCATTACAGGAAGTGTATCCATTAGATTTTGTAAATTATTTTTGTAGTCATCTTTTAAATCTGTTGAAAACTTATCCACAGCATCTGCCTTTATGTCAAACAATCTTTCTGTCATTTGATTAGATAGAAGCTTTACAAACTTAGGTATAATTTGAAGAGGTCTCCAATCATAATTGCTATAAGATTCTTCATCACCTCCGGTAATTAAATCCTTATATAATTTAGTATCTTGCTCACCTCTAGCATATAGCCTTAAATTATGGTAGATATCCCTCTTATCATAAAAGTTAGAATTACCTTCTTCCGGTCTATTCCACCATTCATATTCAATGGCTTTACCCATTTTAAGCCCATACTCATCCTGTATTTTTTCCTCATCCGGAGCAAGTGGATTAGGGTAAGATGTTTTATTTAACAACTTTTTATTTTGCATAATTACTAATTTTCTTTATTACTTGTGAGCTTACTGAACCCTTATTATTATATTTTTTAAGAAGTGATTTTACGTGTGTTCTTTTTGGTGGTTCTTTAGTTCCCCTATATCTCTCAGTATGACAAGCCATTATAGCTAACCCACTAGATATTGTTGCATCATATTCTGTTCTTTTATCGGGGTTAAATGATAACCAATCTTTTAATGTTTCTTGGAATGGCATATCACCCATCTCTCCAATAGGTCTTACAAGCTTTTCAGCATCGTTGTATATACCTACATACTGCTCAACCCATAAACCTATAGCATTCATATGTGAATCTAGTATATCTTTACCTGACATTACCTGACCACCATACTCCTTTTCATTAGGATTTAATTTATTTTTAGGTCTATCTAATCTATCCATTGCAAACCCTCTATAACCCCTATTTCTCATATGTCTTAGTAAATCTATTCTGTTAGATTCTACTAATATAGGTGCTCCATAGAACCTACAACACATTATTACATCCTCAAAGAATACTGTCTCATCTGCAGGTCTAGCTAGATACTCTAATACAAACTTATTTGAGGGAGCTCCACCTTCCGGATTAATTATAGTCTTGCCATGAAGACCTCCTTTAGAGCCTTTACCATGTGTTGATTTTAATGAAAAAGGGTCACACCCAAATCTTACACACTCTAGATTTAAAGGAAAATATAATTCACCAACCTTCTTAACATTATTTCTTAAATGCTCTGTATCATCTACTTTTGAAGGTAACCAAGATATCTTAAACCTACCTTTATCATTAGGGTAGAACTCTACGTCTCCATCAGGGATATTATCCTTCCACCTAAAGTTTCCTGTTGTATAAAGAGTTTCATTTGGTGTTCTATCATTCTCGTCTATCTGCTCATATAACTTATTTATATTAAATACACATTGAGAGTCTTCATCTCTTAATGCGTGCTCTAGAGTCCTTGGGTAAGTCCTTAACTGCTCATTAAGTGCTTTATCTGATTGTTTCTTCTTTTGGTCTTCTACTGCTAAAAGGTACTCAATAGAACCTCTTATAATTAACTCACCATGAATGTTGTATGTTTTGTTCTTAGGCTTCTCAGTGTGACAGAAACCATACTTGTCTGTATAAGCTTCCATATTATCTTGTGCAGGTAGAAAATACATATAAAGACCTGTTGAAGTCTTTTGTGTAATCTCGTTTCTATCCTTAACCATAGAACCGTATATTAATTCTACATATTGGTCACCACCTTTTGCTCTTGAACCCATTGTTGAGCCTATGTAAGCTTTACCAACTACCCTACCGTTTGGCATCATAGTAGGTGCTACCATACCTAAATGGACAATATAATCATGAGGTTTCATCCATTTTGCTGCCTCATCACCTAAATACCCATCTAACTTAACAGAGTCATAAGAATCATTCTTTGTTGGTCTATGGTCTACATTAGTGTTTAAATAGTCTTTTACACCTGTATTACGAGCTTTTTTAGCTTCCTTGGAGTTGTTAGATGGTTTGCCAAAGAAAAGCTCATTAGGGCTATCCTCTTTACCTCTCACAACAGGTCTAAAATAGAATGGTAAAGACAAGAACATATAAGAGAATTTATCAAATGCTTCTTGAACGTCATCCCCTGATTTAGATGTCATACCATACTTTCCATTACCCGTAGTAGTTGATTGATTAAGCAGAACTGCTAATACTGCATATGTAAACCCTGTACGTCTAGACTTTACAAATAACTGACCTAGGCATCTTTTATCTACAATACAAGCTTGTATGTGATAAAACATATTCAATTGTGCGTAACGGAAGTCCATAAGACCACCATTATCTAACATCGTACACCACTGTAATGCAAAGTAGTGATGCCCTGTTATATATACAGGAACACCGTTATTATAAAACCAAAGACCTTCCCTTCTCCTTCTATATTCCTCTTTTATATAATCATCCCAAAGCTCAACGTTATCAGGGTTTATAGCTTCGTGAACATCCTGCCTTCTCCAATACTGCTCTTTTTTAGGGAGGTCGTGGAAAAGTATTTCTGTTTTATCCTTAGGTACTTGTGGAAGGGTTATATGTAAATCTTGTAAAATTATTGTCTCACCTATTGTTGAGTAAGGGCAAATATTTACACCATCTGTTTCCTCGTTATACCAATCTTTAAAATACTTATTAACTTTATATTTTTCATCCTTTGAAAATTTCTCCGGATATCCTAATTTAAACTCCTTATCTGATAGGTCTAAGTTACCTTCATCCCTCTTTGCTCTTAAATCTGCTAAGGACTTATTTAAATCCATTACAGCATTTACAATAAAACCTTTAGCTGCTATAGCTTGATTATGTCTCTCAGCATCTAATATAGCGTAATCAATCTTCTGTCTAAGAGCGTGCCTTAGTGTTAGCATTGCCTTATCACCTGCATTTACAACATCTGATACATAATTTATTAATGTTTGCTTAGATGGTGCATTTGGAGAGTTAGCCCACACCATTAGTATTTCCTTTGCTGAATTAAAAGAGGATACCTTAGACTTCATTATAATCTGCATCTTATCAGGGTTAGTTAAGTCAAGCTCATTGAACTTATATTCTAACCCCTCAATAACAGTGTCTAATGCTAAACGTATGTCATCACTTAATCCTATCATAGTATTGCTAAGATATCCTTTGTTGACATCTTATATAAGGTTTCCCCATCTATATTAAATTCATATTCACTAAAGTATGAGAATAATACCTCATCTCCAACTTTTACTCCTTGTGCTTCAAGCTCATCATTTAGGTATTTAACAATACCTCTAAGCTTCTTTTTACCTTTATGACTATTTGAATCTGTTTTAGTGATAGTGAAACCATTTGAAACCTCTTCCTCAAAGTCAACAGGTTTTAAGAATACAAAAGGTCTTATAGCATTCCACTCTCCACCTCTTCTATACATATAAACCTCTGTAAATGGTATAAAGTATTTGTTATCCTCTATGTGATAATCGCTTTGGACTCTTTGACCTCTCATACCATTTCTGAGCCTAAACATATTGTGGTGCACAACTACATCATCTCCCTTCCTTAATATAGTAAAACTTGGTGCTTCTACTACCTTTGCAATTCTATTAATATGTGCTACACTTTCTATAGTAGAGTTGACAATTATACCATCTATCTCATTCTTATAAGCCTCATCTATCTCTACAATTATATAATTAATAGTCATTATGCAAATGTTACATCATTTTCAATGTGTATTGGCATATCAACTATTGTTTTCCAAAGGATAGTTCCTATCTTAGGATTTTCAATATATATGTTGTATCCAACCTTCTCTCCCTCAACCTTCTCTAGTAATATTTGACTAATTGTATACTCAACACCTAAAAGGTTTATAACCTTTCCAACTTGGTAATGTATAGAACCATTTGGGTAATCTCTGCCTACTGATATTTTTCTAATTATCTTCATAATATGTTCAATTTAAATTTATACAAAAATACAAATTATTAGTATGCACCTATTTTATATAAAAAAGGGTAACTGATTAGCCACCCTTTAGTAATTACTCATGTTTTTGTTTTGTTTATTTCCATTTATAAATTAAATTCAAAAATCCACTTTTAACAAATCTACCATCATAATATAGTAATTGTAAATCTGTTCTTCTTCTTATATTATACTGTGCTGAAATTCCTATCTTATCAGTTATCCAATATCTTGTTTCTCCATTAAACCCATATCCAAATGACGATAGATTTCCTCTTATAATATGTATTCCTTCAATACCCCCAACAACTTCAAAATTATTAATTTTTATTGTATTGTTGATATACAATCCCCAGCTAAAATACTCTATCTCTTTAAAGTATTCTAACTCTAAACCTATCTCTCTATTCTTAGTGATAGACGCTATCTTAGCTTGAATATCTAAACTTGGTTTATTTACATTGCTACCATATAAAGCATTACTTACATCAAAACCAACACTAACGACTTGTGAAGTCGCTAATGTTGATATGAATAAGAATATTAATGTTAGTTTTTTCATAAGATAATCTCTTTACTAATTATCTCTT